CCCTTCACACTCTTTCTACCCTTCTCCCCTCTATCCAAATCTGACCTTCCTCCCCACTCCCTGCTGGTCAATCAATGTATCCTCCAGCCTTTCAAGCTCTTCATCTGCCAGGGCTTTTATGCGCGCCTTTGATTCCCAATCCGTCAGCCAGTCTGCGTGTACCGCATATTTGATATAGGTTTTGAAGATCAACGGAAAGCCGACCGGCGTCCAATATGTAGTTTCTTGATCCGGTGTTTTCCCCGTGTTTGCCAATAATGCCTTGTAACTTTCGCCCGTGCTCGCCAGATAACATGTGTCGCCGATCGCATAGTCTGTTCCACTGGCCCATTCCGTCAGACTGAACACCGGCTTCGGCGGTCTGAATTTCACCCATGGCCTAGTCGGCGCGGTTTCCGTTCCCACCAGTATCGCCGCCCCGTAAAATGAAATATCCGATAACGCCGCCTTCCGCGGATAAATCCTCGGATCGTTTTCGAAGATGCAATCCTCCAAGTCCGCCGCGCCGATTTCAGCTTCCCCCTCTTGTTGATAATCGATCGTTCTTAGAAAATCGTCGCTGACGGCTTCCCAAAATTCTACTTCCGTTTCAGGGTTTTTGCCGACATTCGCGTTACTCAAGCTGACGTAATATTTTTCTTCTCCGGCAGCGGTCTTGTAATAAACCTCATCCCCTGTCGCATAATTGAGTGAAAGCGAAAATGTCCCCCTGTACTGCCGCTGTTCAACCATCATTATTTCCGGCCAAAAAGCGTCCTCATAAATGCTCATCCGCTCATTGATCAGGTCGGCAATAAACGCCATTTCCCCCGCGTCAATCGTGGCATTGACCGGATCCCACCCTCGCAGCCTTATTATCGCCTCAAACACGCTCTTTATCGTGCACGTCTTCATGTCTTTAACTCTGAAATCTGAAATTCCCTCAAATTTCTAATTTCCAATTTCTCTTACGCCATTCCGCCCATACACTTTTCTGAAAGAGACCTTCCCAAATCTATTTCTCATCCCGTTCAGCGATACCTGTTTATTGATCCCGAAATAAATCCTGTCCTGGTCTTTCCAGTAATTTTCCCCGGCCTTCGTCAATACTTCCCTGCCTTCCGAATCCACCGCATTCATCACGGCCGCCACGGAAATCGAACGCTTCAAGCGGCCTGTCTTCCCGATGCGAATTTCCCCATTCTGCGCCCTTATCCCGTCAAGCACCTGAACCTGCGGCAGTATTCTCCGCATCCTCTCCCTGCGCTGTGCCAATAATTTACTCGCCGTTTCTTCCAGCATGGTTTCCTCACTTTTTACCTTTTCGCACTCTTCACACCTTTCACACCCTTCGTACCTTTCTTACCTTTTTCACCTTTCTGTTACCCCGGCGCTCGCTTGTGCCAACGCGGTTCTTCCCCCCTGCCTCCCGATTTCCGCATTCGCGCCGTACTGTTCCGTCAAAGTGGCAAGTCGTTCCATTCTGCTCTGCAATATGGCCAGTTTATCCGGCGCCATGTCGTTGAATATTTCCGGATTCATCGCCTGCATGTCCCGATACAACTGCAGCCGCAGCGCGTAATTGACGCTGCCGTCATCCGGCAACACCGGCTCCGCCCCCGATCTGATTACCTGATACTGTTTCAGTTCATCCCTGGTCTCGTCTTCCTGCGCCGCATCCACGCTCCGGATGCTTTCCTCCGCCAAATCCGGCGACAGTCGCGCAAGGAATTTCTGCACTATCGGGGCCGTCTTGATCGTCAAATCCCGATCCATCGGCAAAAACAGGTTCTTGATTATTTCAGCCTCGGCCTTCAAATATTCGATATCCATGTCTTTCGGTTCAAAGGTCAACTCAAGGTCGTATTCCCCCTGGATTTCTTCCACTGTCCTGAAAAGCCGTTCCCCCTGGCGGTTGGTCACCCGTAAAATCAATTCTTCAGGCGCAAACTGTTGGCAAAGTTTGAATATCTGATCCAGCGCTTCCCGCACGTTCAATAAAAACAAAAACACTTTGAATTCGCGTTGTATCCGCACAACGTCTTCCGGCACATCCGGCGCGCTGCGCCCGAAATATTCGTTGTGATACTGTTGTAACAGGGCAATCATGTCCCTGACTGCCTTCGGATATTCCGGCGGATTAAACCATTTCATGTCGTCTTCCCGTCGGATCGGTATTTCCATCAGCGATTTGATCCGCAGCGCGCCCTGGCGCTGTCTGCCCCGTGTAATAATCGGGGGCACCCCGGCGATCTGCGCATGGTCCCCGAATGAATCCAGATACATTTTCAAAAGTCCCTGGGTCGCCCCGGATAGTTCCGCTATGCCCCGAGAATCGAGCAACCGGCTTGACAATATTTCCCTTTGAAAAACATGCCCCGGATATTTCCCGTGCGCATAATTCAATAACTGCGGCTCTTTGGCCGGCACATCGATATTCTTGTGAAATGGCACATAATACCGTCCCGGAATCCCGTCCTCGTCAATCCCCATGTAATATGCCGTAATGACCTGATACAACCCTTTGTAATAATCGCTGGACACCGTCTTCAATGTGCCGTTTTCATCCCGCACATACGCCGGAAACCCGGCCTCCCCTTCCTTCCCGCCTGAGCGTTTTCCATCAGAGTTTAGTTCGCCAGTCAGTTGTTTAACAAATTCCTTGTTCCATCCTTCGGTAACTTGCCGCTCAAGCGCCTGCGCCAGACTGAGCCATTCAACTTCGAAATAACATCGTGCCGTCTGAAAATCCGTCGTGTTTGCCGAAATAAACCAGTCCGTGTATAACCGCTTGGCCTGCACTTCCGGCCCGTCGCGCTTGATATACATTACCGGGAATTCGGCTTTCCCTTCCTTGCGTAATTGCCGGATAACTTTCCGCGCCCGTTTCTCCTTTATCGGATAAAACTGCATCAGCAATTCGGCCAGATAATCTTCCCCGAATCCCTTGTCTTCCAATGCGACCAGAAAATCCAGCGCCGCCTGCTCCGCCTGGTTGGCCAGTTCGTCGATATTGTCAACGCCGGCTTCCTCCGCCGTCATTCTGACTTCTTGCAGATACTTGGTCATCAGGTCTTCCGCGCTGATCGTTTCCAGCCTCAACGCCCGTTCCTGTCTCCAGTAAATCCCCATCAGCCCGACCCCCGGCGAATCCCCTAAAAAATAATTCGCAAGCTTCACCAGTTCGCGAATCCATTGCAGCCCAAGATAATTGCGCAACAACCAACGCATGAATATGGCCATATTGGCGGCCTGTTCCCTGTCCCCCTGCTCGCATCCCTTGAAATTGATTTGCGCGCGCAAAGCCGCGGTGATAAGCAGCATCACTTCTTCATTGATTGTCAGGTCGGCCAGGCGGATCCGCGTGTCTGTCGCGCCTTCAAACGGCTCAGGCTCTTCGCCCAGATTGTCTTCATGCTTTAATCCGTCCGATGCCTGGCCGTCCCAGCGCGCGTAGCGTATATCGTCCGTGTCCAGCCGGACCGCGCTGATACCGCCGTTTGTGTTCATATCCGCGGATATCGAGTCAATCTCGGCTTTTAATTCGTCAAGCGTCAGCGCTTCCATGCTGTTGTCCGTTCTTTGATCCCCTCCTTGGAGGGGTGGCCAACTTGTCCCCTGTAGCCTTGGCGTAGGGGGACGGCCGGCCTGCCCTCCATAGCCGCCCCGGCGACGGAGGGGGTGGTTTCTTCCCTGAGCAAAAGACCCCAAATGCGGGATTGACAACGTTGCGTCATCAATCCCGCATTTCTTCCCACGACTACTTGAATATTCCTTGGTCCAGCACCCGCAGGTAAATCTTCATTTCGCCATTGGTGAGCGTTGAAAGTCCCGATATACCTGTTGGCGTAAATGTAAACTTCAGCGGAGTCGTATTCGTATACACATAGTTGCCCTGTGATACCGTATACGTCTTCAACGCATTGCCGGTTTCCGGCGTCACGCCCGTAACAACCGTATAGGTGCTGGTAACCGTCGCCACAACGGTTGTAATTACCTGAGTCGTATAGGTCGCGTTCGTCCAGGCCGCAATCGTCGTTGAGGCTGAATTAAACGTCCAATTACCCCATTTGAAATATTCCTCCGTCGCGTTTTCCGCGATTTCAGTGGAACTCAAATAGAGATCGTCATCCGTTCCATCCCCGACCTTCAGCGCTATTGACGTGATATTTGTCGTCCCGCCGCCAAACGGCTGGGTCAATACCGCGCATATGCCCTGCACACCGTGTTTTGCCGGTATGCTGACGATATTCGTCAGGCTTTGCGCAGTGCTTGCGTTCGTCTCGGTCAAATCGCTGTATTCGATCGTGACGATATGCGTCGCTCCCAAGGCCGCCTTGGTCTGCTCAGGCAATTGCCGATACGTCGCCGCCTGCGCCATAACCGCAAATATTAATACCGTCATTCCCGCGAAAGCAGGCATCCATTTTCCAAATTTCCACTTTCCAATTTCCATTTTCCCCTCCTTATTCTGAAATCTGAAATCTCAAATTCCTTTGCTCCGCGCGGAGCGCTCCCGCTCATAACAGGAGTTGCCCCGCGCTTCGCAAATTTTATCCTAACTGTTTGTCAATACACTGCACTGCCCCAGCGGGTTCAGGCATTTCAGGATATACACCGCATCGTGATATCCGCGCGGACCGCCGGATTTCGGCGGTTCAACCCAGGCCGTCGGATTCTGCAGGAAGGAAAGCTCCCACATGGCCAGGTCAATGAATATTCCGCTCTTGGCGCTGTATGCGCTCGCCTCGCCCGTGTCTTTGTCAGTGAGAAGATACCAGCTCGGAAACACGTTCACCGTGCCGGCGTCAAATTCAAACATGTTGAGTGTATGAATCAGTTTCTTCTCTTTCGCGTCCAGGTTGTAAAGCAACGTTGCCGCCGCCTCATCCGCTTCCGCGTCCGGGTCCCTCTGTCCCCAGGCGCTCATCTGGGCTTTGAGCGATATGCCCGCATACCCCGTCAAATCAACCGGGCCTTTCTTGGCCGTCGCGCATGCGTTCAGCATGGTCTCCATGTTGCTCGCGCCGAAACTGGCCAATGCGCCGGTATATTGACATGCGGCCGCCGGTCTGAAATTCGTCGGCACAGGCTTCACCGTCTGCGCGCTCGGGCTCAGCCACTTGAAGGCGCCGCGGCTGCAATAGGGCGTTTCACCGCTCTCTGCCGCCGTTTCATCGTCGGATGAAACTTGACCCTCGATCATCCGCGCCAGAACCAAACCGTCATCCGAAGCCTGCTTGGCCTTTTCATCCTTCACTCCCGCGCTTTCGATCAACTGGGCCAGCTTGGTCACCAGCCATCCTTCCGTCATCATCCACATCGCGTATGCTTCCAGCTTCTCGCGCGTGGTATGATTGAACGTGGCAATGTCCGTGCCGTCCAGCGTTCCGCCACGTTTCCGGTCCGGATATTTCTGGCAGC